CTTTAGTATATACATGGGAGTAATGATGTTAAAGTTTAAAGAATACTTACGGGAACTAACTATATCGCCAGACTATCAACAAAAGGGGCAGTTTAATCCTTTTTATACTGTCACACCTGAAGTAGAAAAATCTGTTAAAAAAGAAGTCAAACCTAAAAAAGAATTAAAGTTTAAAAGCGTAGATAAAACCAAAGGCACCTCTCTAGGTGACAAAGGTAAATTTCCATTTCAAGTATTCGATGGTAATAAACAATTACCATATTCAATAAGTCTTAGAATGAAAGATGTCATGGGTCACTATGGCATGAAAACCCGAAAAGATTCCACAGCGTCAGCAAATG